TTCATTATCTGGTTCCTCAAATGTCCAGTCTTTGATGGGTATTTCAGTTGATCCAACAGTGAGTCTTCCACCATGTTCGTGATCTAGTGGAGTCTCAATTACTGGATAGAAATCTACAATGAAACGAAGCTGCCATGTTGGTTTCTTAACATGATGCAATATAGCTTGCTGATCAGCAGTGACATTAAATATCCCAGGTTCAGCAACCATCTTGTATGTCTTTTTGAAGACTACATCATGGCCTACTATTGTGAACTGACCAGGGCTATGAGCATTTGTAAAGAATGCAGGAAGTCCAGTTACTGAGAAGACTCCTATATCTGCTTGCATAATCATGGCATTATGTAAAATTGCATCTATACCTACTAGACTGAATATACCTGCGTTAGCTTGTAATGATGCAACTTGCCTCCTTAAATTAGCAGCTATTGGGTCTACGGTAAAAGTGCCAGGATCAGCTATAAGCGCAGCTCTCTCTACTCTTAAATTTGCGGATCCACTTACATCAAAAGTCCCTATTCCACCGGCCATTATAAAATCACCTTGTTCTTGGTGGAACATAGCAGCATCTTGGCCAGTATGTGTGAATGTACCGAGATCTGCTATTAGCCTCCTATGGACCTTTAACGTGGCCGTTTCAGGGTTTACTAAGTAATCTCCATCATCTCCAAGTAATCGGCGCGAATATACCATCGTTACCGATAGACCGGAATGACTAAGTGTTACAGGATCTCCTTGCAACTTTCGATGTGCAAACATGAAAGCGGCAGATCCTGAATGAGTAAAATTACCCTGATCAGCAATTAGTGGATCAAGACCTGGAGTTTCTACTCTAAGTTGTGCATCAATTCCTTTACATCTGAAATCACCAATGAATGCGTCTAGTCTATTTGTATCAGCTGGAATAATTCCACCGATCCATGTAGCTAGATCAGCAAACGTTGTCATGTTAAGCTGAGCAGAACCTACAGTTCCAGCTACAGCTTTCCAACTCCAGTTCATGGAGAAAGATGCACAGTAAGTGTTACCGTCAGGAGCATAACCAGGTTGACTAGGATCAACTATGGCTGCTGGTGGTAAAAAGTCATAAGCACCATTATTTGAAGCAGACTCTACATTATTCCATCTAGATGATATGACTCCTACTAACAAAAGAATGTTGTTAATAGTAGTAGTTCCACCAGGTACTAGACCAAGAGATCCTTGGCCAACTCCACCTTTATTTACAAAGTGAAATGGATTACCATTAACTTTAGCATCTCTTATGGCAAACATGTAACCGTATAAAGGTGAGCTAGCAGGTCCGCTAACTACTGCAGATTCTTCATTACGACTACATCTCTTATAAAATATTGCACCTTGAATTTCCTGATTAGTAAAGTTAGTTACTGGTGAATTTGATACAGCAGTCCAACCACTACTAACCATTGAGATGGCTGTAGTCCATGTTGAAGTTGCTACACATATTAATAAATCACCTTCTTGGGCATGTGATGATACTGGTATAGTTAAATTCTGTCCAGCTGGAGCCCAGACTTCTGTACCTAATACTAAATCTTCAAAGACTGATTCACTGTTACCTACGACAAAAGGAATGGCTTGTTTACCTGAGTAAACTAAGTTAGCATTTATTCCTTGAAACCCAAAACTTCCTTTACTAGATATTTGATGTCCAGATGGTGGAGGCTTGATAGCAATCGTTATTCCAGCCCATCCTACTGCAGTTACTTGAGTTACTGTTGAATTACCAAAAGCACCAGCAGCACTTTTGATACCAGTAGCGATACCAATACCACCACCGTTTCCTATAAGGTTCGTGTCATCAGAGTATTCAGTTAAACCACCAAGATCTGTATTACCCCAGCTTGAGAAGTTAGCAGTACCTGTAGCATCTACTGCGGTTGCTACAGCAGCTATGATCAATTCATTATTACCAGTAGTAGTATTTCCAGTAATAGAGATTGAAGTACCATTGCCATTAGACACAGATACTCCATCTAGCCAAGCATTATTAATAGTGTTCCAGCCACGGATTGCTAAGACTTTACATATAGTATGATCAGCAGCTTTCTGTAAAACTATATAGTTGTTTGGATAACCAGTTAATCCAGTTGCTATCTTCCAGAATGCAGTTAATCTAGTAGTTCCAGTGTTAGATACAGGTGTATTAGTTAGAGCTGTCCAACCAGGAGTTATGTCATTTCTTACAGTAACAGCCTGATCCCCTGACTCTACAATAGCTATTAACAAATCATTTTCTTGATAGCCTGTAGGAGGCAGGACTTCCATTATTCCTGCACCTGATTGAAAATATAAACCAGCAGTAGATGCTGCTATAACCGGAGGTAATTGTGCAGTAGTAGATACATCAGCAGCTTGACCAGCAACTGAAAATGTTCCAGGTGAAGCTACTAGTCTAGGAACAAATGCTTTAATTTCAATAGTAGCTATTGCATATTGATCAGCAGTTGCCTGTGTAGTTGAGCTTGTTCCAGTACTACCAGCTGTAGCTTTAATACCATAGGCTGCACCAATTCCTCCTCCACCACCAGCATTAACTGTTCTGTCTAATAATTCAGTTATACCAGATAAGTTAGCATTAGTAGGTAATCCAAACTGTGCAGTAGAATTACCGTCTCTACCAGTAGCAGTAGCAAGGAGTACTAAAGAATTAGCCTGCGTTGTCGTTATTGCAGGGTGAGTTATAGATGTACCAGTTCCAGTAGTAACACTAATGGCTCCAAAAGGATTTCCACCAAAAGTATCTTGACCACGTACACAGAAAATACCTGCAGTTACGTGATCACCAGGACTTGTTATTAATACATTGATTTCATCAACTACAGCAACTTTCCAGAATACATATAATCTAGTATTGCCAGTATTTGATACAGGCATGCTCGAAAGCAAGTTCCAATTAAAAGACGGAGTAGATAGAGCCTGGTCAGCAGTCTCTGCTACAATAACCAGTAAATCACCTACTTGCCATCCAGTCGGGAGCACTAGAGAAAAACTCCCTGTGCTCCCTTGACTAGATGGTGTTCCGACTATAGTTGGAGCTGGCATTAACTAATAGTTGCAAATCCAACAGTGAAGTCTATAACAAACGTCTCAGTGTTTGCAAGAGAGATCGACGTACCATAATCATACCAGCCAATCAAAGGATCACCAGTAGGATCGTCATCATAAAGAACTGCGTATCTAAACGGACCAACAGCTCCTGAAGCAGTTAGAGTAATATCATCAGCAGTAATAGTGCAACTTCCAGATGACTGTTCAGCTGTAACACCTGTTAATACTCTAGTTGATAAGTTAGTATAAGCTATTTGTGTGATGTCTGCTAGCACTGCGTTTGCTGCAGTAGGTGCTGTATTAGTCAGCGCCACTGTAACAGTACAGCTAGTGTCAGACGTGAAGTTGTGGACGCCCTTGCACAGGTTTTCCACAAACTGATTAAACTTGTTGAATGCTGCCATGATTTACTCCTATAGTCGTTATACAGTATAGAACGTGAAAACCGTTCCTTTTATATGCTCGGAGCCTGTGTCTCCACTAAACTCACTCGGAAAGGCTATGGCATCTGGAATACTAGGTTTGGCGGTTAGAGCGAAGTTACCAGTGTGACCACTTATATTCAGTGCCATAGAGCTGTTAGTATTCAGCGCAGTATTAATCGCTGTTACAATCTGATCGAATCTTGCTTTATCAATATCTACGAGCAATTCAATACCAAGGACTATATTCTTAGTATTAGGACGGATACTATTCATGTGTGGAGTTCCGTCAATAGCTACTATCTTCTGTCCAATTTTAACAGGTATCAATCTAGCTAAGTTAGGAATCCTGGTCTTGTATCTCCTACCAGTATTAGTACCATCTTCAGTAAGCCATATAGTCCCGATTTGTATTAAGTTACTTCTCATTAGTCTTGCTCGTATTTGCTATTAGTAACTCTAATTCTTCCCTTGGTCTTATCATGTACTTCAATGATTGCCTTTTCTTTGATGTCAATCTTGAGTCCACCTTTCTCTAAGCTGGTCTTAATACCATCAAGAGAATTCTTAATATCAAGAACCGCTTTGTTTGCTTCTTCAGCTCGTGTATTCTCTATCTTAGCTTTTTCGTCAAGAGCTCTAACTCTTAAGTTCTTTAGATCTGCTGGCAGATCCTCTACAGGTATCTCACCAGTAATGTTAAGAACCTGATCAAGATAAGTACCTCTACCTAATCTAGTACCTTCTCTGTCAAGAAGAGCAACTCTTTCCTGAGCTTGTTTAATAGCAAACTGATTAAATTCTTGATCGCGTAATACTTTTTCTAACTGACGATCCTGATCTTTTGCTAATATATTCTGTAGCTCAGATCTCTGTCTCAGTGTAGATTTTGCCTGACGTCCACCACCTAATGCAGCTAGCTGTAATAGCTCATCTGTAGATGGTAAAGTCTGCAATCTAGCTCTAGCAACTGCACCCTTTCCTTCTATTCCTAAGTCACCAAACTTTTCTGCTATCTTGTCAAACCTTGATTTGGCATCATCAGCTTCACGTATGCGATCTTTAATATCAGCACGCTGAAGTCTAAGTTGCTGACGTTCTGCTCTTACATCTTCTCCTTGATCAGCACGAATCTGCAACTGACGGAACTGATTCATTTCAGGGAAGACTCTATAACGTGTAGCTAGTCTAGCATCTCTTCTGGCACCAACATTAAACTGGGATCGTTCAGCAATAGCTGCAAGACCAGCAGTGAGACCAGATAACCTAGTCTGAAAACCAGCATATTGGTCTGGTTCTAGTCTATCTAATCTCCTTGCTTCTTGTGTTAAAGTAAGACTCTTCTGCTTAGTATTAAATGTCTCTAACTCTATCTTGGCCTGAGCAGTCTGTCTGGCCATGTCAGACGCCATCTTAGCAAAACCTTCTCCAAATACAGAGAAAGTATTGTATGCATCAATAGCAGCTTTTTCACCATTGTAGAAGAAATCTACAAGAGGATTATCAGTTGTAGATTTATGGAAATCAGCAAGAAGATCACCATACTTAACTCTTGTGTCTTCTGCTTTCTGAGCAAACCTCTGTCTAATTCCTTCTGCTTCTTGAAGTAATGCTTCTTCTGCATCAGGGAATAACCTTTCATCACCCTTGATTCGGCTCATAGCCGAGAAGAGTTTACCAATGTTCAAGTTAGGATCAGATAGTACTCTATTATAGATCTTACTAACTGCTGAAGATAACTCTTCATAGCCACGTTCTCTAAGATCCGCAAGACTTTTTTCATCAAACAGTGGTAAGTTAGAGACTTCTAAAGCTTCTTGGAATTCTTTAACTACCTGTATAGCTATTTCATTCTTAACTTTATTTGCATCACCACCAAATCGAGCATCTTCTCTAATGTCACGTTCATTAAAACGTTTGTCGATTTCCTTGTTAGCAGCTTCAAAATCAAGAGTTGCAGTACCACCTTTCTCGTACTGATTAAGAGTTTGAATAGTCTCTTGAATCTTTTCTGGTGTAGTTCTCTGTCTCTTGTAAAGAGTCTGTATCCTGTCTCTTTCTGTATTTGCTTTCTTTAGCTTATCTTCTTCAGCTCTTTCTCCAGCTAGAGTGATTGCGCGTTCAGATGCAAGTCTACGCTGAATAGCTCGCATTCTTATTTCAGCGTTAACTAACTGTCTTAGTTCAGCTTCACGTGAATCTTTATCACCACCAAAGTTCTGATATGCTGCATCGGAAAGATTTTGAGCAGCTTTAGCATATTCTGCAGCATCAACATAGTTACCCTGCATTTGCTCTGCTAGAGCCATTGCATTACCAAGACCAGCACCAAGAACTTCAACCCCACCCTTAGCGTAGTTAAATATGGTTTTAGCTGTACCAGGTTCTGACTGTTGCTTTATCTTAACATCAATGTTAATGCCCTGTTCAGCAAGTTTAGCAAGGTCTTCTACTTCTATAGTGAACTCTTTCATTAAGCCAATTATGTCTTTCATGAACTCTTGAAAGTCATAATCAGCAACGAATGCAGTGCTCAAGGAATTCGCCATGTTTTCAAACGTGGAGGTTACCTGAGCAGCTTTACCATCTAGTGACTGAAGACGAGCTTCAGCTGCACCATTAAATAGCTTAGCTTTCTCTAAGAAGTTATCTTGGAATATCTGTGCTTTTTCTACAGCAGTTAAACTAGATACTGTTCTGTTGTTTTTCTGAGCAAATCTAGCTTGTAACTGAGAAGGATTAGGAAGCAAGAGCTTCTTGTAACCTTCATCCTGACCTGTAATGATCTGCTGGATAACAGTCTCAATACCCTCAGCATCAAGACCTCGAGCAGCACCAAGATCAGCAAATCCTTCAAAAAGCTTGTTTACACTTTGCTCATCAGTACGTTGGCTGATAGTAGCTAGCTGTGCGATTCTAGCAGAAGTAGATGTAGCTTTAACTGTACTAAGGGCAGTCTGTTCAGCAAACTTCTTATTCTTTTCAGTAAGAACATCTAACTGAATACCGGCTTCAGCAGCAGATGATGCAAGTGTTCTATTTGCTTTAGCTTGTTCAGAGGCTCTTTCTACAGCTGTCTGACTGATTTGGAATGCTTTCTGTGCAGCATATCCAACACCAGCTACAGCTGCTATAGGGCCTAGAGCACCAGAAAGTCCTGGCAATCCAAGCTCAGCCATAACATCGTGTAGCGGACCACGAGTACTTCTACCAATATAACGACCACCGGCCGTTCCACTGGTTATCTTGTTCTTTTCTTTTATGTGGGCTTTGAGAAGACTAAGCTCGTCCTTAAAGAAATTCTTAAGTCTGCTAAGAGAAGTCTTATAAGTCTGTTCTCTTTGGTTAATTTCTTGCTTAGAGATTTCACCAGACCACTTAAGACGATCGCGCTCCATTCGCTCGATGTCTTTCAAAGCATTAGTAAGATCCTTATCTCCAGTCTTAGCAGCTACATCTTTAAGTCCTGGTCTGTATGCACTCGCAGGGCCTTGGAACTGGATCTTTTGCTCAATGCCTTCTTTAGACGGAACGTAAGTAGCTTTGATCTTAACATCAATAGGCTTGATTCTATTGAAAGCAGTTTCAATCCTGTTGATCTGCTTGGTTACATCTTGTGCTTCTCTGCTGATTCTTTCAAGATCACCGAGAAGTCTTGCATCACCTCTTTGTCTTTCAAGATCTTTTAACTTAAGTTGAAGGGCAATAAGCTTATCTAGTTGTTCTTCCTTGAAAGTATTGATCTTACTAAAATCGCTGGATCCAGGTTTTCCTATAGCTCCATATTTACTACTGAGTACAGCTATACGCCTACTCTGATCTTGTATCTGAGTATCATTGGCGATAGCATTAAGTTCTTTAACGTGAGCTTTGTTAAGACTTACAGAATCAGATAGGTAGTTCTTCAGCTGTTGTGTCAGAATCTGGTACTTCTGATTATTCAGCCTTATTTCTTGGTCAGCAAGTTCTTTATTCCACTTCTCTCTATCCTTGGTCATTCGCTCAATGTCTTTAAGCGTCTTATCAAGATCAGGATCAGTATATGATAAAGCTTTTAGCCCAGGTTCATATGGGCTGGCTGGACCTTGGAACTCAATCTTACCTGCATCAGTAGGTAGGTATTTGCTTTTAAGCTTAGCAGCAATGTCCAGAGTTTGAAGAGAAGCAAGCTTTCTCTGAACAATAGTTAGTTCGCCCTCAAGAACTTTAGCTTCTTTAGTTATTTCACCTAAAGCTCTAGCTCCTTTAGAACCAGTCCTACGTTCCTCAAGATCACGTAGTCTACCCTGAAGAACAGCGATTCGTTCAATTGCTTCTAACTGGGATCTGTTGATTTGATCAAAGCTCGAAGCTCCAGCCCTACCAAGACTAGCATACCTTGCGGCAGTAGCTGATAAACCTTTGTCAATATTGGCGAGCCTGACGGCTAGATCTTCTTCACTAGAACTTCTTTTACTAAAGGCTCTGTCAGCAGTTTCAGCTGTCTGATTAAGAAGTCTTTGTAGTCTTTCTAGTTTATTCTCAAGATCTTCATAGCCTTCAAGGCCCAAGCCTATATTCAGTTCATCTGGGCTTTGACCAATCGCCATTATCTACCTCTTTTCTGTTTCATGTTGTAAAGTTCTATTCTCTTTTGCTTGTTCTCAAGAGATATAATAACTCCAACAAGAATATCAGTTGCTGGTGTCAGCTCGTCTTCATCAAAATCTTTAAGCTGATATACTTCATTAACTGCTGAAATAAGAGATTCAAGAGAGTAATGTTTGGCTTTCTCGCCGAGTCTTTCAATTAGCATTGCTTGAGTCCCTTCTTCAAACTCTTCAATGCCACTTTTTACATCACAGCCGTTACAAAAATCAAAGTTGCCACCTCGTTCTTTTTCACTAAATCTTGCACAGTATCTAGGACAATCATCAAACTCTGGTGGCAACTCCAATTTCATGTCTTGGTAAACCAAGAAATTCCAACAGACTATTCGGAAAGCCTCGACGTAAATTCTTTTGGGTACAACTTAGCCTGATACTCCATCCAGAGCCAGTTAAGTTGATCCTCATACTCTTCCTGAGAAAAGAATTTAATAAAGTTATCTTTAACACTTTCACTTTGAGGATACTCAGGTATGTTCTGTGGAGCCTTCCTTAAAAGTGAAGATAATGTATCAAGCCTATATTGCTTGGTTGCAGCTTCTTGTTCTTTATCTTTAAGTCCATAATAGTGCTGTCGTAGTCTCTTAACTTCAGCACTAGTCTGCCTATCAAAGTTAAAGATCCAAGGCAGAAAACCCTCGAACGTTAGAGTAATAACGATTTCTCTAAAGTCCAAGGTCTCGATTTCATTGATTACATTTTCGAGCGGGGACGCAGTCCCCGCTCCAGTCTCTTGCGACATATTAAATTATACTCCTAGTAAAGTTCCAGTTTCCGGACCATAGTAGATAACGTTGTCTGGAGTTCCAGGCGTTAAGCTATCATAGTGCGGAGTTCCTGTTACGTTGAAAGCAGAACGCAAAGCTTCACCAGCAAAAGTAATAGGATCATCGCCAAGCTTAAGGTGAGTCTTAGGCGCATTGACGACTATCTTACTAACTGGCGGACCGATGTGCATGTTGACCGGTACTTTCATTTCTGCTTCAGCTTTGTTGAATGTAACATCACCCTTGGATCCGTAAATACCAAGCGTGAATTCAGAAGTTCTGTCTCCATGCTCAAGTCTTACAATATCAATGTCATCATACGGGAACGGATCATCGTCAGTAAATGCATTGTTATTGAAATTGTAAGTGAACTCTCTCAAGTTCGCTGCTTCAAAAATACCGTCAATTTCGATACGGCAGTCCTTTGTATAGATCACGTCTTGGTTGACGCAAGCAGGCATTACGTAACCAATGACTTCTCCAAGATCTGCGCTACCAAGAAGCTCAAGTTCTACAGTAACTTTAGCTTTAATAGCACCACGAATAGTGACCGAGTTAACGATCATATCCTTGTACTTATCAGGATTAGTCGTGTCACCTTCAAACCCTACTATAATACTGAATAAAGGTGTTTGATCAAGTGTAGTTCTTGCTATAGCAGCTGTCTTACTAGTACCAGCTGTAGTAGTGCTGACAGAGGTGGTAGCACCAGTAAGATTAGTATCAACTGTAGTAGGCTGAGCTATATCGCCAGCAGCAAGCTTACCACCAAGAGTAATAACAATTGGACCAGCAAGAAGAGTACCAGTTACACTTGCAATATTACCTGGTTTGATCGTTCGCAGAGATTCAAGAAGTCTTTTGATCTCAGCGTTAGTAGCATTGTATGGTATGTCTACTGAATCAGTTAAACCATTAAAAGTATGGTTAACAGTAAGATAACCAAGAGTAGGAGTACCTGTTACAGCTATACTCCATACTTCAGCAGTTTGTGTGCCTGCTGGAGCTGCAGCAGCACCCATTGCATAAGCTAACCACCCAGCTAGCAGTCTAGCATCAGCATCAAAGCCAAATGCGAAACGAGTTAAACGACTCGTAATCTCTTCCTTAACAATGTATTCGCCAGTACAGTCTCTCGTTTCTTCACGAGAAACCTGTCTTCCAGGATATACCTTAGTAGTCTGAGGATGACGAGTATCTATATCAACAGTTGCCAGTGGGACTCCAAAAGCAGATTGCTTTTTGAATGCTCCAGAAAAGGCAACTACTAATTTTCGATCTTTAAAGCTATTCATTTATTTCCCTCACAAATTAAGTTAACCTAAGTCTGTAGCATATAGCATATATACTAACTGCCTTTTTGCTTAAATTCTTTGTACAGAGACGAGAAAGTATGGATGATCACGTTTGCTTGTTCGTGATAGAAAGGCTTACCTTTATAGCGAAATCCACGCTTTTCTTTTTCATCTTCGACTTTCTCAACTTGCTGATCAACATCGCCGATCTTGATCTTTTTAAGCATGCCACTGTTCATTGAAGTGGGCGGCTCGTTTTCGCCAATGTAGATGATGTTAGGCTTAGGCGGTTCACCAGCCGTCTGCACTTCTTGTTCCTTATCCTGCTCTACTTCAGTTTCAGTAGTAGGAGGATTTTCAGGATCAGTGGTAGCAATTACATCATCTTCAGTAGTCGTTCCTACTTCTTTATTCTTCATGATTTACCTCTATGTTAAGTCTTACGTTTACCCAGTCACCTAGATCTCCAATTACAAACTGACAAGGTTGAGCAGTGATCATATCACCCATTTGTATAATATCTTGTATAGTAACACGATTGTATTCTAAGTCAAGATTTCCTAACAGCTTGTTTCTTATAGCAATCACATCTGAAACTAGCAGATCGTGAGAATTAACGTCACCAATTTTATGCTGCTGAAGAGTTCTGTATAGTTGAAACTTCAGGCTTAAGATTAAGTTTGGATCGTCTTCACAGCCTTTAGTCTTGCTATTTACAAAAGTTCCATACTCAAACATTAAGTATTTAACCTTGTATGTCTTTTCACTATATGTAGCAGACTCTTCGTACTGTGCAGCGAAATCTTGAGGAGAAGCAAAGTAATATGGGAACTTCAGAACTTTGTGTTCTGGCAAAGCTTCTTTTGCTTTCTGTTCCAGAAGATTAATTATAAAGTCGTATCTTGTTTTAGTTAGTAACATCTTGGCTCAATAATGCCTGAACGATTAGTCGCGCTCGGTCGTTAAAGTCGTTCTCATAGAATGTCTCTATCGTGGTCTGAAAAAATAACCTACTGAGTCGCGCTGGATCATCAAGCACATCTACACCAGGCGCTCTCACGGATGCTAATATTGAGAATCTACCGATCATTCTGCGTACTTTGATACTTCTATACAGAGTCATCGTTAACTTAGCAGGTGGTTGACCGTATGCTGAAGCCTGATGTTCTCTGCTAGAAGTCTTTACTCTAATGTTAACTCTTGCAGAATCTCCTCTTGGATCTTTAACTGTATGGTAAGTTCCTTTGAGTCTCTTGCCAACAAGACCAGAAATCTTATAAACTCTACCAGCCGGAGTTGATTCGTCTATAACATCCAGTATTTTATTTTCAAGGATCCCAGCCATAAGGGTAAGTCCCTTATTGACTATAGAAGTTCTAGCTGACGCATTCCATATTTGACGTCTTAAAATAACTTCAGTTTGCAATCCTAGCTTCACCGTTCTTCAATGTCAATAATAGCTCTAACTTCCCAGTATGGTCTATTACCATCAGGTGGCCTAGTATCACGTTTGGAAATTTCAAATATTGTAGTACCAACTCTAATATCACTTGCTCTTCCTAGAGCTGCTTCAAAGTTAATATCTTGGGTTGCTACTCTAACTACAGTTTGCATTCTATAGTTATCATAAGTATGCCACCAGTTTTCAACAGTAAAAATCGAATTATATGTATCAGTAAATCCGACTTTCTCTAACAGATCACATTTGATACCTTCAGGAAGAAGTTTCTTGCGTTTCTTGTTATACTTCTTCGCTTCTAACTTTATGATTTTATCATTCTTGCTTCCCATTATGGTACAAATGTAACTGGCACACTAGACGAATAAGTTCTGATCAGTGTATATACTTTTACCTGATCTAATAGGTAAGCCAACTCTGCTGGTACTTTCCAAAGTATAGAAATACCATATACTGAATATAACTTTCGTTGTTCTTTGTCAGAGTTTACTAGCTCACCTACAAGATCACTGACGCCGAAATCTTCTTCTTTTAATCGTAATACTACTGCAGCTAACTTCGCTGCACGCTTACGATCATTCAGAGTATCATCAACAGCTTCTAACTGTGTAGCCATGTTATTGAACTGCGCGTATGTATCTTCGAGCGGTCCCAAGACAAGCCTAAACGCTGAGACAAGTTCGTCAACGTCACTGCCCGTGAGCTTGCCGTTAACTAGTCTACTTGCTGCTGATGTGATTTCGGCGTCAGTAAGCATTGTTATTCACCAAGTTTTACGCCAATTTGATTAGCGACACGACCAGTCATCTGGTCTAACTTCATGAGTTCTTCTTTGTCACGAGGAATAGCACTCATTGTAGTGATGCCATTCTTCGCTAGGACTTCTCGACCTGGGAAGTCTTCTGGGATCTCGTCTTCTTTTGACTCATTTCCAGCTTCGTTGCCTTCGCCTGCGCCAGTATCTTTGTCGCTTGCGTTTGCATCATCTTCGCTAGTCTCAGAGTCAGTCTCATTAACAGTTCCTCCAGAAGCTGTGCCTGCTGTTACGTCAGCTCCAGGGCTATTGTTAACTTTATCTGCTTCTTGCTGCATCATTGTAAAGATCTCAGCAGCATTACGCTGAACAAAGGTAAGAAACTCTTGATTAGTCATCCTACCTGCTTCAGCAACTGGATCTTTTTTAAGCTTGCCTTTTAGAAGCTTTGCTTTACCTTCTGCGATCAAACCACGAGCAACTGGTTCAGCAACTTCGTACTCGGCTCCTTTACCAAAGATCTGGTTACCACCGTTTACATTACGGTCGTGTGTGATCAAAATTCTTACTTTTTCGTCTGCCATATTCCTCACCTTATTTATAAGAAGGCCTAGTTGCTACCAGGCCTTACGCCTTTGTTAAATTGCTATTAAGCAGTCATTGCTGTAGTAGCATTAACGATCAGTTCAGGACGATCAATAACGGGCAGCAAGTTCTGAGCAGCTTGACCGATAAACTGCCATTCACGTCCTTGAGGAACGAATGCATTTGCCCAGCGACCAAGCTTACCGTTACCTTCTTCAGTAGGACCGATGTGCGTGTAACCCAGCTGAAGCGGAGTATTCTGCGACTCATCAGTCGAACCAGTACCGATCTCGAAAGCCTTCTTGTCATTCTGGCCGATGTATACAACTGCACCGTCAGGAAGGAAAGGAATTTCCTTAGTAGCACCAGTGGTAGGGCTGGTCGAATCAAGCACTTCACCAGCGTCGTCGTATGTAAACGCAGTGAAACGATCACGTATATCTTCTGAAACAACTACATTACCACCGATAGTCGTGTAGCGTTGGAACTCGAAGATACCGTTCTGTTCGTCGATCCTGATAGGCTTGATGTTGTTAACAGGATTGTAAAGGATCTGCTGCATGGTGTTTGTATTCATCATAACAGCACGAATGCGGTTTTTCAGAATACGTTGAGCTTCATGCCAATCAGTCCAGAACTTAGATGTAGTACCACCATAGCGGTCTTCACCAGTACGAGCAGGCAAGAAGTTTCCAGCAGGGATGCCATAGTTAACTTCCAGACGAATATCGTCTGATTGCCAGTCGATCTCACCAAGGACAATGGCTTGAGCTCTAAGCCATTCTGCAGTATCCAGCAAAGGCTGAACAAGCAGTTTGTCCGTAAAATTGAACATCGTCTCCAAGATCTGTTGATGATCATCAATGTCAGAGTTGAAGATGTCGTTCACAAGCTCGCGAAGTTCACGAAGCAGCTCTTCAGGAAAGGGCAGCTCTATTGCTGTCTTAGCAATCTTGTGCTCGAACGACGCAGCTTTCATTGCCCCACCACGTGGGTAAGGGCTGTCCATACCGACCAATCGAGACATCGTGCTCTTGATGGTCATAGATCCAGCCTTAGCTGAATAACCACGTTTCAAGCGCTCTGGCAAGATTGCGTTAAAAAGATAATTTGATCCAGGTCGAGCTTCGTTTGCAATGGTCATTATTTCATTGTCTTCCATTGCACCGAGTAGACCCTTAAAATCGATAATCATGTTCTTGTCTCCTGTCTAATATAAGAGAATGTATGTGAAAACGACTATAAGAATCTACGCGCCTCGACTATCTCGATAAGTCTTCCAGACAAATCGTGCGCTAAGTTCAGTCTTAAACGTCGCCCAAGCAGCATCAGCGAAATCAGGCATCAAGTTTTCATACATGACACCAGCATACGTGACTCCATAACCTGTGAGAGAATCAGTCTGAGAGTCATTCTTTGCATTAGTTAGCAAGACGCACTCGGCAGTTTCTGCTCCAGGTCGGACTGCACGTGGAAAAAGCTTTTTGTTCGTGGCGTTACGTGCCATAACAGTTCCCTCAGGAATGAGATAGCCATAGTCACGATAACCTTCCATGATCGCGTATCCAGTAGTCTCATCAGCAATTGCACTGTGCGCTGGATTTATAGCAACACTAAGTGCGCCAGCTTCAGCATCAGCAGTAGTTACTAGCCTATCTCCAACGCCAAAATCAATTACTGATCCTTTAGGCAAGCGAGAAGGTAGAGCAGCTACAGCCACAGTAACGTCACCAGCAACTACTGCAGTTGTATTACGTACGGGAATTGCACCGCGACGATATCGCGCCACTCCTGCAATATCCCAATCGATCTGCTGGCCAGTATCCTGCATGAGCGACAACATGTCGACTATAAAGATCATGGCCACAGTAAGTCCATCTTGAACTCGTTTAATCATCTTTCTTACTCCTTATTCCGACTTATTATTAGTCGACCATGGTAACTGACGTGTCGACCTTCGCTCATTGAAACTTTGTGTTTTTGACTTCACAACGTTTGAATCATCCGAAGATTCAGTCTTGCTAGACATTGACGCTGCAGTACGAAACTTCTTTTTCTCTTCTGCAGGGCCGGCCGTCGCGTTGTAGATCTGATCCACTAGATATTGGGGAAACTTATTTTGAGTAGCATACTCACTGAAATCAGTGATGGATTCTTTAGCTGTTCCGTTTTCGTTAGTCGAGGTTTTTACAGCTAAAATAGATTCCTTAACTTCTTGCCCTTTGTCATCTTTCTTCTTACGCTCTATGGTAGTAAGATTAAGATCTTTTCCAAGTGCGTGATTGATCTTGAAATCGATCAGAGCATCTTCGTTAAGTTTTAGGTTCTTGGCTAACGTACGAACTTCCTCACGTGTTGATATTTGAGCAAGCTGGCCTGTGACATTATTTAAGTCTTCCATCTTGGCCTTGATGTCTTTAACAGGGCCAATCTCTTTGTACTCGTCAAAAGCCTTCTTTTCATCAGGACTGATAGCTATCGTTCCTGGTTGCTTCAAGGTACCAACTTCTCTTTCAAGATCGATGACTTTATTTTCAGCTAATTTCTTAGCTTCAATTGCCACACGTTTCTCTTCAAGAATGTCATCCCTATTCTTTGCTAGACTAGGGTTAAGAAGTTCTGGTAAACCTTCGAATTCACTACCCTGAAAAACCCATTCACCGCCCTGCATCGTGTAAAATGCCTTTACTTCCGCAGGGATTTCAGACTCAGCACCATATTTGGCTTTATACTTCATGTCCGCTGGACTCCTTAATTGTATTTGGATTTCTTACTGCTGTAAGATCTTGAGTGGATTGATTCGCAGAACCAAAGATGTTGCTGTCCGTCACCCACTATTATACCAAAGTAGGGGGAGGTTGTACACCCCCTAATTTCGCTTGGCTACACTTTTTGTTTGGCCTTCCTTTTTCTGTCTGTCTTTCTCAGATTGGTTAGGCTGGCCGTTCTCTGCCATATTTCCAAACTTAGCTGTAGCTTCTAATTGCTTAACTTGCCATTCTATTTTCTCCTCCTTGTCTTTCCTGATTAGGTCGATCTCAACCAGTGGATCTTCAGTTCCAAGAAGTACCATAGCAGTCTCTCTGCTAATTAAGTCATGCTCATAACGAGCAATAACTATATCCTGTTCTGCAGCTGATAATTCACCAGCATCAATTTTAGAGTCGAATATTACTTCTATATCTGAAAAATAACCGTCTTTGTCAGCAGCCGAAGCTACTAGATCCAGAACCGTATTACATGCCCAAGAGCCATGACGATCCACAGTAGGTTTGTACTTTTTGCTCTTTTTAACGTGATCCTGTCGTGATTGTATACGTGATTCACCTGACGGATCTGCTTCGTTATTTAACCTAACGTGAATTTGCTTAGCTTCTTTTAAGATCTGCATTTCATACAAGCTTTCTCCTTGTAGAAATGTAGTAAGTGGTGATGGCTCCTTGAACATGACCGAAGGTTGCTGGAAGTTAACTTCACCCTCAGCATTTGTAGTCTGTTCACCAATCAAGTTATTTATGATCCCCGGACCTCGTAGAAGCCCTTTAGGACGTTTAACTGTTTTCGCAGAGTCAGCCGGATCAGTTTCAGTATCCGTCTCCAATGCAACATTCGTCATAACCATCTCGGCATACCCAGATTCAATTAGTACGCCTACACCTAACGAGAGATTTAAGTTAAGTGCACGATTATTCTGGAGCATGGAGTCAGTGACAAATGCGTCTCCATAGATCTCGTCTGTTGTAATCCTTCGCTTTAACTGATAAGGGCTTGAGAGATCAGCCACTTCACGAAGTTTAGCAATGATGTCGCTAACTTCTTCATTCTCGTTGTATTCTGTTTTAACGGCCCCCGATTGATCAATCGTGCCAACATAGGTAAAATCATCTTCATCTACAAAGCTAATCTCAACTTGTTTGTTAGTAGTCTTAGTTTTCTTACCAACTTCAACAATTGAAAGCTTTTCTCCATCATCGTCAAGAACTCTACCTAAACCAGGATCTACTGCTTGAATACGTATATACTTAGCAGCATCTTCAAGAGTCACGATCTTACCAGCTTCTTTTTTCTTTTCAAACTCTTTACTGATATAAATGCGTAACAATCCACGACCAGTAACTAAAAAATTAGTTAGTGACTCTTTCATGGAATCACCTAACTTAGCTTCTAACCAGATTGCTGACAAGACTTTTTCTGCTTCTGTGATCTTTTCATTTTCAGTCTGATCTTCTTCATTCAAAGTCTGAGAAACTGCAACTGGTTCATTACTCTTAGGAGCTCTTACTGTTCTTACATTTTTAGGAGCATCACTAACTTTCTTCTTATCAAAGATCTTCCAATCAGGCGACTTAGACAATAGAGCATCAACTTGACGATCTACAACTTCAGCAATAATATTACGCGAAGTAAATTGCCTTCTGATGTTAGCAAATATAATTCCAGCATTGTCATCTTCTACAGGAAGCGGTCCTATATAACCACGTCCATGATCCCACATGTCACCGCCATACATGTTTCGAGACGAAGACATAATCTTGTTACGTCTTTTAGCTTCATTAATATAGCCAGAGAAATCTGAATATCTGAAGTTTTCTTTATCGTAAAAGTAACTATGCGGCATTAGTATACTCCTTTCCAGCTATCATCCTTGCTTGTTAAATGGTATTCATTGCAAATGTCACAATGATAATATCTTTTTAGTCTAAGTTCTGCAAAATGAGCAGCAGACTCTTCTGTAGCAAACCGTTCTTTCTTACGGCATTGCTCTTCTCTTTTCTGTCTATTTGTTCGTTTCTCAATACTGCCCACTACGCAATAATTCTGCTAGAACTGGTCTTCCTATTAGTTGCTTCAGGTCTAAACTGAGAAGCTTTAAAAGTAGCCATAGCAGTTGCTACTGCGCCGTCAACTTTGTTTGCTTTACCTATAGTTCCCTTGATAATACGTATCTGCTGATTTTCGTGTTCTTTAGCCTTAGCATTCTTGATATGTGCTTCAAGAATTGGATGATGGAATAAGTCCAGTTCACCTTTACGCATTAATTCAGCAAAAAATGTATCAGCTTTTAGTCGTTCAGTTTGCTGAGAAAATTCTTTGCAAGGTATATGTTTCTTACGCAAATTGATCATCAGTTGGTGCAGCTGGAATGGATCATACCAGACAGGTCCAACTATCTGCCCCATACGATAAAGACGTATAAGTTCTACACCTAATGTATTGTCAAGATCAATGTCACCTTTCTTAGTACCAAGCCTAGTATTAAGCTTCATACCAATTTCTTCAGGAAGCCACGCTCTGAAATAAACGAGTTTAAAGCGTTCTACTGGCTCAGCCCAAAGTATTCTCGTATATTTCTTGACTCCAGCTAAACAGACAGTATCGTTTCGCATGGCTCCATCAGCTGCGAATACTGCTGGTTCAGAAGATGCTCCTTCTAGTACACAAGCATCATCATACCACTCTGGATCAATGACATTACCTTCTGCTGACTGCCAGCGATTCTCATGGAGTCTTACATACTGAGTTGGCCTGAGCTCAGCTTTCTGTTTCGCTCGGTATTCAATTCCACGTTCACCAACATTCCAAGGCATCCTGGGAGTATGGTTATGGTAGTAAAATAGTCCTTCTGCTGGGATATGCCAACACGCGGGTCTTCCATTGTCAGTTGTAATATCGATAAGCTCTGGAACAGGTTCGACTCCAGGTTGGATTCCAGATTCATCAGTATCCTTGAAAACTCTGAGAAATAGTTCAAGAAGTAGATCCGACTCGTCTTCAAATCCGACATAAGTTTCTACCCACCTTATTGATGTATGCCGTGTGGGAACGGGTATAAGTTCTTCATAAAGTCGACGAGATCGTTCTGTAGTATAAGCCCAAAGCTCAGACCACAAAGTTAGCCCATAGTTTGCTCCGGCAGCTCCTGCATAGTTGTTTGCTATAGCCTGGATTACGGTACCATTAATAAGCCGTACTTCAGGTTTCGATGATACTGCTGTAGGCACTCGACAGCCTAGTGCATTAAGGGTGGGAAGCATAGCACCAAAAATACGTCCAGCGGACTGTTCTTGGTCATTTGCTAACGTTAAGACTAGATTAGGTGGTTCTATGCAGGAACCAAACCAGGAGCCAATGCCACCCGCAAGAGTAGTCTTACCCTCTTTCTTAATGGTTGAGTAAACGACTGTTTCGTACGGGAAACGTCCATTAGGTTTCTTAGTAAAAATATACCTAAGTATCCTACGTTGTACATCATGAAGTTTGATCTTTTTACCAGCATCAAAGTTCCAGTCCTTTCCATACTGAATAACAGTAGTCGGATCATAGAAGTATTCTTCCAGCCATTCATCAACTGGAATAAACCGGTCTTCTCCCGGCATTATTATTGGCGAGTTAGCTAACGTTGTCGCTGGCGCTATAATCCTCGACTCTCGATTCTTGGGATCTATTCGCGGCTTCGCTTGCCTCGAGAAGACGAATCGACTTGTCAGTGATGACGCCATAGAGGGTAGCAAGCTCGTTGGCCTTTTGCTGTTTTCTCCACTCATCGTTACTAGCCTGTTGTGCTATCGCAATGGAGGCTTCTAGACCAGTCTCGAGCTGCTGCATAACGAGATCGGCTATAACTTCTTGCTGCTCAAAATTCATGTTAGCAAGAAGATCTTTACTAATCTTAGCCTTAGCTCTGGATATAGAGCTTTGGCTAACATTCAAAGTCTTAGCTATTTCAGCTGGTTTTAGTCCAGCTAAAAGCATACCTTGAATCCTTGCTACGACTTCCATATCTAATCCTGGGTTCGGCATAAGTTACCTCTGTTGTTTAGTATACCACAACTATTCTAAATGTAAATATCAAGTTAAAAGAATGCGAAAAAATTACTATTTTGTACTGCTCCACTAGGGACAATTATTTCTACATCATTAATTCCAATTGACGTTGGTTGATAGTCGTTGAATATAAAGCAATAAAGAGCATAGTCTGCTGAAGATGGTGGAAATGCATTTGTAGTATCTTCAAACCAAATGACATCATTATGCCATACTGTTAATTGACCTGAAGCATTAAAACCGACTCTAACTCTACTGTTAGTAGCATGGAACCCTGGAATAGTATCATAAAATGATCCATTAATGTATAAGTTATGTCCATCCATTACAGCATACCAATTTGCTATAACTGAATCAGTGTCTGGAAGATTCGAATTAAGTCTTAATCCTGTACGTATGCTTCCTAAACCACTTGTTGCATTACCTGCAAATTCAAATCCACAAGGGCCATTGTTAGGATTAATTACTTCTACAGTATTACCATAAGCACTAACGCCACCATTACTATTATAGAAATCACAACCTACAGTATTAGCATTTCCAGTATCTTCCCAAGTGGCACATACCATCCCACCACTTGTTTTTACAATGTTTAATCTTGGAAGTAATCCACCGTGAACTTGTGTACTACCACTAAATCCTTCTTTTTCTCTTAAAAGCCTAAATTCAATGTAGTCTCCGTGAGCTAGTAAAGAAGCTTTTACCTTAATAGAATACATGCATTCTGTAGAAATGCTTGGGCTAGCTTCTACATACATAGCTTCTATCTTCCCATCTTCAGAAAACTTTCCAGGAAACTGACCAGTAGAACCAAATTCAAATACTAAGTCAGCATTCATAGACTGACCTTCAGTATAATTTGAACTTAATCGTGATTCTACTGGTTGTCCTGATGCTATTGCTGCCCATGAACCTCCATTCTTTGAATACTGCAAAATATAATTATCGCCATTACCGCTAGGAACACTGATTCCAGAACCTTCTAGTAAACCAATACGTAGGTGACAATCTTTATCAACCTCAGAAGTTAAATCTAAGCTATAAGCAGCTGATTCTGTACCTAAAGGAGTTAAACTGGTTTCAGTAGATGAATCATCTTCAAAGAATCTGTAAGAAGATACTTCTACAATAGTGTTTCCACCGGGATAAGTTATTACTACAACACCTTGACGTCCAGCCCCACCTAATCTGTCGGTATTGTTATTAGCTTTACCCCCTGATCCTGCACCACCATATACTGGTCCAGCAGATGGACCAACAGCTCCAGCGAGACTATTTCCTACTCCAGCAGCCCCAGCACCTGAGTAGACTACACCATTTGCAAAAGCTCCTGTACCTGCAGATCCTGCAACATTTACATTACCATTGCCACCTACACTAGTCGATCCAGCTGCCCCACCACCAGCCCCAGATCCTTGAACACCTGAAGTGAAGTTACCAGTACCACCATTACCACCAGCAAATGTAGTATCACCGATTGCTGTACTAGGATGACTTGTTTGACCAGCACTATTGATACTATTTGATCCTGCACTAGATGCTTGAGCTCCTCCTGGTGCAAGCATTACAACACTAGCACCTTGTTGTACTCCACTATCACCCCCGTTCGAGTTGGCTAGTCCAGCTCCAACAGTGATAGTCATACTTGATTCCGCACCTTTAGTAATAGTCTTTTTTGCGTAACCTCCACCTTTGCCGCCACCGCCAGAAGAAGGATTTCCAAGTGCTGCACCACCACAACCACCAGCGCCTAATCCTTCAGCAATACAAGTAGTAACACCTGTTGGCCAGTTAAAAGTGTTAGCTCCAGTTGTTGTAAATACTGTACTAGGCATTATGCTTGAACTGCCACTGCTAAAACGTCCCAAGCTGAAGCTGTAGAATTATATTTACAGCCAACATATAGCGTTTTACCGCTGGCTAAACTTAAAGGCAATGTTACTCCTATAACTCTATATGTAGCATTCCATGCAATAGTTCTAGTACCACCAGATGCAGTTATTCTGATAAGTAGTGGTTGAGAATTACCAGGTGTTCCAGTAGGAGCACCTATTGTAGTATTTTCAGTAAGAGCAGTAATATTATATTGACGTGCTAAATCACAGTTAGGCGCAGGTGTCGAACCAGTTGCGATAGATACATCAGCATCTACATCTAGTACATTAATGTTCTTACTAAAATTTTCCATTGTAGTAAAGGGCTAGGATATATATATCCTAGCCCATCAGACTTATGCGTTGGTTGCTCTCGTTATAACAACACGGAACTGGTTAGAAGTAGGAGCAGCAGCAAAGTTAAGACGAACTATATTAACTGAGTTTCGTCCTACGTCACAACCTATATTGTCACGGTTTCCAGAGTTCCTGAAAACCTGAACAATCACATCATAAGTATTAAAGTTATGAGTGATGTCATATTGAGTAGCAGATCCATCACCAATATTAGCCTGAAAAGATTTGCTAGCCCATTTTGAAGTAGCTAACTTCAATGGAGTAACAATTCTAACATCATCAGTACCAGTATCAGTTTCTGTCTGAGTAGCTAGTTCAGCAATACCAGCAACTGACTCGGTAGCTGCAGGAGTTGCAGTACCGAAATTGGTAAAAATTACGTTATTAGTATCTAACGTAAAATTAACCTGTGTTTGTCTCCACGACGTACCACCATTTGTAGTACCTTCTTCTACAGTAACAACAGCTGCTTCAAGCTCAGCAGCAGTACTTGCATCAGCAGCACGTGTTGCAGCAGAGGCAGCACCGTTCCAGATGTAAATACCGTTAGCTGACTGGGTCGTCTGATCCTTAGCAAGGAAACGATCTCCAGAAGTCATAGTGATACCATCAATAGTAGCACCAGGTGAAGCTAAGTTAAGGTTACCTGTTGAAGAAGCTCGGACGCTATCTTTCCAGTTTAACCCCTCTACCAATGAATCGACGTAAGCCTTGTTAACACCATCACCAGACGATACTGGATTAGGTATGTTAGTAGGTCTGGCTACACTATTAAAATCAAGATCTGATAACTGTTGTCTCGCCATGTTTTCTCCTTATCCACAGAGTACTCTGCCCGCTGTGGCTACATTTAGATAAACTCGTAATTGATTAACTGACATGTGAATAATTTCAGCTCCAATTTCTTGGCCACCAGTATTCACTACAGTTGCATTAGGACGCCTACCTAAGTTATGGTTTACAACCCACTCTGTGGCAGGGCTATTTTGTACATGCTCAAAACTATCAGATCCTGAACCAGGAGCTCCAGGTTGACCTGCTGGACCCTGTTCTGCTACTTCTAATATGCTAATGACTTCTTCTACAACATGGGTAGTTTGGTTAGGGTCACCATCGACTACTAACTCATGAACTACCTCTATTACTTCTAGTGTAGTAGACATTACGGATATAGTACAGTTACTGTCCCACCACCAATTCTCTGTGGATCAACACCATCATTTAGTCCAACCCACCAGTTACCTAATTCAAAAGGTATAGCAGTAATATCCTCATCAGCTACTTTAACAGTAAATTTACCATTTTCTGCATCAGTGATAACTACTTTCGTATCATTTGCAGTTGGAGCTGTATCAGAATCAATGTTAAGATGATCTGTAAGAGAATCTTTCTTGCGAAAGTGGAATTCTATAACTTTGCCAGTTAGATCAACTGGAACGCCAGCAGCCTTATATGTAAAGCTTCTCTGGAACGTAACTCCACGATAAAATATAAAGTCTAGTGTTTTTCCTACTACAGACATTACCAGTTAGCTCCTACAACAGCTCCATCTGTCCCAACTAGATGTGAGAAAGGCTTGTCGTCTAAATATGAGTCACTAGGACTAAAACTGAAATGATTTGGCCAAGGATAACGAGTATTTGCGTACTCAACAGATCCTCTACCCCAGAAAGCTATAAGATTCTTAAGAAATGTTGAATCAGAAGTAAAGAATAGATCAAATGCAGGATAGCCTTCACCCCAAGAAGTATGCATTCCATAATCTCCAAAGTAAGCCCAATCGTTACTTTCAATGAAGATCTGCATCGAGTTATTAGTGGTTCCGTCTATTGAAATACCAGCTCCACCTCTCATACGTATAGTATTATGCTTGAAGTTGATATTCTTGCCTCCACCACCTGCTTGTGGTAAAAGTTGCAGAGAACGGCTACCTACGTTAAGAAATTTGTTATTTTCTATGTAAAGGTTCTTTACTTCGATCGTAGGCTCATAGTCGTCTTCAGGTAGGATATTAACCCCGGCCGAAACATTTAACACCAGGTTCTTCCTGAAAGACACATTTTGAATAGTCTGCTTAGGCTGTCCATCTCCACGAAGAGTAAAAAGGATACTAGCTCCAGATTGACCATCAGCCCAGTTATTCTCGAATACATTGTCTTCAGCTACTACGTTGATCCCACTCTTGAGCTCAAAGAGGTTCTTGACTGCATAGCCTTTACCCTGACCATCTGAGACTACTAAGTTAGGATTCTTCCAACAATAGTTATTTCTGAATACTATGCCTTCGGGGATAATATCTTCATGTGTATACGCGCCACCTACAAGGACATTTATACTTGCTCCTTCGAGATGATTATTGATAACAGCAAGGTTTCCCTCACCAGTCCACATACCTATTGCTTTACTCTCATAACCAATAGCTTTTATATCAGTGATGGTTGAATTTAGTAAAGAAAACGTGTCACCATTGGGAGCAAATGCGCGTACAGTTTCAGTGTTGTTACCATCTATAAGTACTCTATCGAAGATAATGTGGCTCGGACGATGTGGCCCCATCCAGTCTACGTTATCTACAGCAATGATGTCATTCTTAAATCCACCAGTGCGTAAGATCTCAAGACCAAGGAATCGTGTGTAACGAGAATTGGGGCCTAAGATTATAGCTTGGTTATACCCTGATTCTCCTGCACCACGAGCATTGATTCTCCAGAGCTTAGATCTATCAGCTGGTGTGACTCTTACTCCATCAGGTAGTTCAGAAGATGTACGAATAGTAACATATGTATTGTAACCGCGAAATGGGACTACAATAGGATCATTGGCTGTGAATCCAGGAGGGACAATTATGTCGGTGCCATTTGGATCATCAGTGGTAGAATCCAGGGCATTCTGGAGATTTACTCTGTTAACCTCAGCATCTCCTGAATCGTTGAGCGATATAACACCAAGGCCTTCAATTTGTTTGACAGAGATCACTAAGTAATCAGACGATGTCTCAGCTCCATTTGAGATAGTAAGCGTTGCTACATACAATCCAGGAGTCTGATAAACATGTGGTGATTTCAGGAGTGAATTAACTATGTAACCATCACCAGTTTCCCATTTGATGTTAGTAATATTACCTACGGACTCTGTACCATCCAAACGAACAGCCTCACCTGCGTAAGATTCTATATCATAGCCAGCATGTGCTATGAGATCCCCTGAAGGAGTTCCAGTAGGTGTAGGACTAGGAGTAGGGGGCGGGAGAGTCGGTGTGGGGCTTGGAGACGGTGTCGGCGTGGGAGTGACTGTTGGGCTAGGACAGTTCTTTTTAGGCTTACAATCGGGTTTACCTTTCTGAGCTCCAGCAAATAATACAGCTACCAGAAAGAGAAGGACGAGGGTCAGGACTGATTTCATTGCTTACTCCAGAAGTTGTATTTCGAACTCCCTGACCTTCTTTACTATATTGTAAACAACATCAGTCTCTAGTTTCTCTTTCTGCTGTGCCTTGAAAACATCGAAGCCAGCTACTGGTGGCGGAAGCTTAACTTCCTCGCTTTTTACCTCTGGCTCTACGCTTGCTTCGTTTAGAGATTCCATAACTAGCTTTAGCCTCTCCTCTCTTAACTTTTCTATTGCGCATATTTACTCCAATAAGTTTAATCGGATACTACATCTTAATAATGGGCAAGTCTATCATTCCAAGATACCGGGGAAACCACACTCTGAAAACAACGTTGTTGTAAGGCAGCTACACGGGCACGAATGACGTATAAACTGTCCAGTTATAGCTGCCTTACTTTCGTCAAGGAGGTCAGCAACAGAAACACAGAAACTGTCACTGACGGAAAGCATTATAAACGGCAACAACCCATTTGTAAACGGCCTGTCATAAATTATTTTCAGACGACAACCAAGTAACAACGATCAGACAACATGCTCTTTTGCCCGGGTGGGGGAGGGTACAGCGAAATCTGCACGATTCGGTTAGGCCGCAAGTTCTGCGGCGTATCGCCGACGAAACGACATGCCGTCTGTGAACCACTAGCCTTTGACGTTTCACAGACGATACAATGCGTCATCCGCGACAATTGTACAATTGTATCGCAAACGACACAAGAAACTATTGAAGAAAATTGCGCCGTTGTATCGCCGACGATACAGTGCGCTACACACGATAATTGTACATTTGTATCATCAGCGATACACGGAACTACAGAAGAAAAATTGCGGCGTTTGTATCGCGTGTAATACAACGTGTAATACATGGTGATGTATCGCTGATGAAACGAAGTTTTACGTTTTAAGCGCCCCCATCGCGCTACTAAAAAAGCGTACCCCCCTGCGCTTAATAATTAAAAGCGCGTCCAGAGCGCCTAAAACGCTCGTAACATACGTCACCCGATAGCGCTGGATGTGTTTTTATTAAGTTTGCGATGCTTATATCGCGTACTTAGTTTATATGCCCCACTCGCGCCTGGAGCGCCCTGGTCGCGCTGTGCTATCGATGGTACACTGTATCGCGATACGAGTGTTGTATCGCTGATGGTACAATGTATCGCGGTTCCTGAAGTAGTGTTTCACTGACGATACACGGAACCACTGACGATAATTGCGTAAGTGTTTCATCAGCGATACAGGGAACTAAGGAGGAAAAATGCGGTAGTGTACCACTGATGATACAAGGTTTAACTGAAGAAAATTGTAGAAGTGTTTCACTGATGACACACGGAACTATGGAGGAAAATTGTAGAAGTGTTTCACTGACGAAACAATGTATAGCTGAAGAAAACTGCGGAAGTGTTTCACTGATGGTACATGGAACTATTGAAGAAAAAAGAATTGTTGTATCACAGACGATACAGGGTAGCCACTGACGAAACACCCTCAGTTGTATCACGGACGATACATGGTTTCACAGAGTACATGTTTCATCAGCGATACATGACCCCATGGAGGAAACGTACATTTGTATCACGGATGGTACAATGTATCGCTACAAAAGTTATTAACAAAACTAATACTTTTGTGGGAAAGATATTAAGTTTTTTTTGTGTACATTTGTAAGTTTTTAGTTTATAATAGTTCTAGTTGTTTGATAAATAAGTTCTAAACTTGCTCCCCCCGCGCAGCGCGCGTGTGGGGGGTGGGGTGACCGAAACCGAGCGTTTCATGTCACGAACTTGACGAGCACTACATAGATTGGAACGCGTGCTCGGGAGAAATTAAAAAGCGATTTTCGCAAAACGACGATCGACGTCAATCGATCAAATTAAAGCTGTCAAACAGCCATTAGGAGTCACATGTCTATTAGCAAACTTCAGAACGAACTCGGCACCGTTTACAACGTCGAAAAGGTCAAGAGCAACAAAGCTCCCCGACACTTCTTCGACGCCGAGCGCGAAGCGAAGTTGATGGTGATCAACGGCAAAGAGACGCGGGTTGCGATCAACCGAGATCGCACTCAGTATGTACTCTTTCAGGTTGTCGAGCCGAAAGCTGACAACCCCACCTTCGTACAGTCCTATTATGTACGTGATCACAAATTCTTCGATGAGACAAGCGAAGCGAAAAACTTCGTTAAACCCTCCAGCCAGCCAGCTGAACAGCCGAAGGTTGAAGAGGTCAAGGTCGAAGAAGTTAAGCAGCGCGAGATCAAGGTGATCAAAGCCGCTAAGTAACCGAGGCGGGGGGCGAAAGCCCCCCTTAACATCAGTTAGTAAAGGAGTCACATGAAAAACCGAACAGTTAAAGTTGTTAAAAAAGCTGATCTCGCTAAAGTCGAGGTCGTACGACAAGAAGCTTTCGAACGCACCGATCGTCAGGTCGAGCGTGATGCCGCTGAAGTAGTTAAAGGTTGGGTGTACGCTACTCGAGCCCGACAGCTTGCTGAAGAGCATGCAGCCCGAGAATTTTGGAAAAGGCACTGACAACTGTGGGGGCGAAAGCCCCCATTTTTTTTGTCTTGTTGTTAATGATCATGATAAGCCACTGGACAGCTTGACTGCTGGCATACTCACCCACCCCGACAACTATTTATCATTCCTACAGTGGCGCTGGATGTGTCAAGCGGCACAGCCGTGCTGTCGCTCGACTTTATTCCATGGACAGCTTAGCTACATATGGATCCGGACTGGCGGTGAGTGTGTCATGCGACTGTTGTTTCATCAGTAATACAACGTATTATTATTACGAGTGGTAATATCTGTCGAATCACAATGCATGAATTATTAATTTTACAAGTAGATCCACTTGGTTTATAATAGATCTAGTGGTCGAGTTATATACATAGTGTATTTCACTTTAAGATCACTATCACTTTGCAAGCTGTGAGCAGCACTTTAGGAGTCACATGGCTATCACCAAGTTAGTTAATGAAAGCGGAGTCGTTTACAATGTCGAAAAAGTGAAAGCTAATAAAGCACCCCGTCACTTCTTTGATAGCGACCGGGAGTCAAAGGACATGCTTATTAACGGGAAGACTACGAGAGTCGCTATTAATCGCGACCGGACTCAGTATGTCCTGTTTCAAGTAGTAGAGCCGAAGTCGGACAACCCCACTTTTGTGCAGAGCTACTATGTACGCGACCATAAGTTCTTCGACTCCACCAGCGAAGCGAAAAACTTTGTCAAGCCGTCTACCGACCAACCGGTCGAAAAGCCGGTCGAGCAGCCGGTCGAACAGCCAGCCGCACAGCGAGAAGTGAAAGTGATCAAAGCTAATAAGTAAGATCACATCACTTAGATCACTCGAGCGGAGTCGAAAGACTCCGCTTTTTTTACGCACTTTCACATAGCAGTTAGGTCTCAGTTGTCAAGCTGTGGTGGTAATGCACTGGACAGCTTAGCTGCTATTTAACTGAATACTATTTCGGAGTTGTTGTTCTGTGACAGTGGCGGTGATTCTGTCAAGCAGCCGTGACGTACTGCTAGATGAAAATAAGCCACAATGCTTGAAAATAATGGTTTACAAGTGTTTTTACATGGTTTATAATATTCTTGAGTGGAAAATATATGGCTTATTTGCTATACAACAAGACTTTAACTGCACCGGTCGGTGTGGGGCGACGGAGAGGGCCGCATAACTGCGCGACAGTTTTCACTCGTTGCTATTTGGCAACCGATCGGGTAGCAATACTGCTTCACGACCGACCCACAGTTTTGCCGCCCCGTGTGTCAAATGTCGTTGTCTTAGGTCACATTTGTTTAGTTCAGTTATGGTACTTCGTAACACAGGACCGGCTATCAGCCTTATGGCTCAATAGTTGTTGGTCGTTAATAGTGTCGCAAGTGGTTGATAGTAGGTCGTTAAGCTTTTTAACGTTCACATCAATTCTCTTCGTTGTAAAGTGGCAATAGGACCATCGGTCGTTGGACCGACAAGGTTACAGTGTTTTCACATCGGTTAGTTCACTCAGTTGAACTACAATGCTTTGGTAAAGGAGTCACAATGTCTATATCGCTAACTGAAAAACTAACACAGTTTAGCCAAACCGCTGAGAAGTTGAAGGACATGAGCGATGACCTTCGTCGTCACCATGCTGAAGACCTAAACAATGTCGAGTGGATTGACATTGAGTTAAATAACTTAGTTGAGCTAATACGTCAGTTAAAGGTCGACTACGACATGAGCGAAAGGAGTCACAATGGTTAAATCAACAGAACAACTCATAAGTGAAGGTTGGAGTACAGAGTGGATAGCTGCTCTCACAGTCTTAAGACATCGGTACCCTGACTATGAACTAGATCTTAGTTACGAGGGGATGGACGGCTTGTGTTACATTCGCGGAGTACTAAAGACTGATGAGTCAGTTGAACTCGAAGTTGGTAGAGTAGAAGTAGACAACCCTGAGTACCCGGACTACGATTACTCTGACGTAACGGAGTGGAAGGACGGACACATGTACATCAGCAAGATCACTGAACGTGATGGTGCTACAAAGATCGAACAGCTGGAGGTCGTATAACAATGCAAGACAACATCGAGCACATCGGTAACACACGCATAGCACGTGTCGCAGAACAAGAAGAGTTCGGTCTATCAACTAATAAATGTGTAGCAGTTGATATAGTAGGAGTAGTAGTTACACATCGTAACTATAAGACTCGAAGTGGCAAAATTAAATCGTCACTCGATATTAGCTACACAGTTGAGATACAAGCAGAAAAGTTGATCTACAAAGACACACCACGTGAGATCGGTCGCTATGTCATCTCACATGACGATCTTAGGTAGGAGGACAATGGCAAAGTTTATAGTCATAAATACTCACAACCCATCTGCTAACCTCGCTATATACGAAGCGAATAGTAAAGAGCAGTTGAAAGAGTACTTGATAAATCATGTCGCTTTTGACATGAGACAAGAAGCTGAAAGCTATTTCACTGATGGTAGTTTGGTGATAGCAGAAGTTAAGCAAGAGATCACTGTTAGTTAAGGAGTCACTATGAACGAGTATACAGACAAATGCACAAACTGTGGCATCACTTTCACATATTGGGGTGATAAGCCGAACGACCCTACTCATACACCTTGTTCAGCAGATTGTGAGCAAGCGATCTTCGACAAGGGTGACGATGAGACATTATGGAGTGAGAGCCGCAAGGCTCTCCACCCCAAAGTGGTTAAGTTCTTTGGCATTGACAGAATACAAAAGCTTAACATCGGTTACAATAAGTCTCGCTTAATGTTAGCGAGAGAGTATATAGCCAGTATCAACGAAGCCGCTCTTAAGTTAGAAGACTTATTCAGCGACTGGCACCCCGACATCAATACTTCATTGTCGGACTTAGGGTTAGAAGACTCCGTTAGTCAACTAACTCTTACAACACAAACGTGGATGGACTCGATCGATGCGACATTCACTGAGGAGAGTGAATAGCCATGTTCCGTCACCCTTACTTAAATCGTGACATTGATAGTCTAGATGCTGATATGCTAAAAGATGCTGTTGTCTGTAAAGTATTTGGTAGCAGTAAATATGCACTAGACTTTCCCAGTGTCACTGAGTTCTACTACGAAAACTACAAAGACGCTAAACATGACTACGATCTAATACAACAGATCGTCAAAAAAGGAGTCACTATGATCAATCGAGTATACAAACTCACGTTACGCCACCACGACCCAATCGACCTTGGCATAGTCGAGACTTACGAACCCAAAGTCAAATTTCAGTTAGGTGAACTACAAAAGGACTACACCTTTGAATCCACTCTCTTGTCAGACGACATTGAGTTGATATACAAAGCATTAGTCGAGATCAACCGTGGCAATACGGCTGATGCGCTATTAGACATGGCTCTGGCTAATACTGAAATAATTACAGTAGTTGATTACTCTCAGTATCCCTACGAGGTAGCTATTGAGCCAGTGTTAGATAACATGACTCGTAAGAAGTACGAGAAAATAGCGGAAGAACACAAGTGCGTTCTAATTTGGACTGGTGCTGATAATGAGTGCATCGTGAAGTCTCAAAGCCTAAATAGTATGTATAACTTTCTACGTGAGGAGTATTGCGGTGGCGATACCGAACAAGCACTCTATCACATGACAACCCTAAAAGGAGCATAACATGTACGACTACGAAGAAGAAGACTACGATCTAATTGACGGAGTGGGTTTCGCTGATCCGGGTGGCAATTCTGCTTTACGAGCTGCTACACGTGACAACCCACGTAACATAGCATGTCCTACATGTGGTGAGCCAAATCGCTTGACACCTAAGGACAGAGCTCGTGGCTATCAATGTGACGAGTGTGCTGATCGAGCAGAGGGTGGTGGCTACGGTCGGTCAGATTACTAGAATATTAGTCTAATGTGGAATGGCTGGAAAATAAATGACAAAGCGTTAAAAAAGGTCATCCAGCCATTCTACCCATGATATAATATTCATGTGGATATTTTATCACTTTGGAAATAAGGAGTCACAATGCAAGATACTGAATACACCGCAGCTGATGAGTTAGACATAACTAGACACGTCATTGTTACTGAGCTAAACAAACAGTACAAAGACGACGACTTGTTTGCTTCTGATGTTTCTCAGCACTCTGACCCTGGTAAAGCTGAAGCGACAATGGAGCCATTTAGTTACAAAGATGGTAACTTGTACTATTATGGTAACTTGATATTTGGCGCTGACAAATAAGGAGTCACTATGTACGGTCAAATAACATCATGTGAATATTGCTGGCCTGACCCGGGCCAGCGTGATCCACATGTGTATGGTAACTGCATTTGCGATTGCCACTCTGAAAATAAAGCTCGTAATGAGCGAGAGCACTTTCTTAGCATTCACCTTAAGATCAACTCTCGGTCAGCTCACATGCTGTATGAAGCATGTGAAAAGCTAGAAGAAGAGTTTATGTGGGAGCAGTCAATGGACATGAGTAATGACGCTTATCACATAATACAAAAGCACAAAGAACAAGCCTTTAAGCGATTGTATCGTTACTATGGCTTAAGATCTAGACAAGAGTGGGTGTCACTCATGGAAGAAATGTCACGTGGTCACATGATCGAGGACTTTTGTTGGTAAAGGAGTCACAATGACAAAGGATCAAAAACGTCAGTTAAGAGGTACATGTGGTGTATGTGCCAAGTTTGCAGTTGAGATCTTCACTGAATTCAGTGGAGGTTACTATTATGAGCGAGTATGTGATGATTGCTGGTTCAAAGCACACCCATTCACTCACTCAGTTGATCGTAAGGACAGAAATGTCATGCTCGAAGCATACAACATACCACGCTATCAGCATGTGTTTGATGTAGCAGAGTATGAATTCTACAAGGAGGGTGATTTCACAGAGTTCGATGAGTCAGTAAGAGAGTGGGTTACTAACCACTGGAACAATCTACGAGCGAGTCTGTACTCGCGCAACACACTAAAAGGAGTCAAAAGTGTTTGAAACATACATCGGTTACATAGTACCTGAGCAGTATCACAAAGACGTAGCGGCGATGCTGCTCATGTTTATAGGATCAGTCTTAGTCATGTGGGACATAGCTCGTCAACTTGACAAAGATGCTAACATCGAGAAATAGGAGTCACTGTGAACTTAGAAACTGCAGAACAGAAGATCAAAGAACTGCAAGAGCACATTGGCAAGATCGAAGACCTATGTGCTGAGGTACGTGAGATCGAAGAGACTCACATGGAAGAAGAGCAGGACTTTCCTGCTATGGAATGTGAAGTAGGTTCGATACATCACTTAGCATTTGCAATGCGAGGTGACATCGAAATGTTACAGAACAAGATCGCTGAGTTCAAGCTAAAACAGTAGGAGTCACTATGAAGCAAGAGTTCATTGTAAGTTTCAAAATTGGCTTTGACACTGACACCAACGGCCAGTGGACAAAAGAGCGAGTTTCGGACTATGTTGCTGAAAAGTTTGTGAATGAAGACGACGGAGTTGGAGTCGATTCATTCGAGCGAGGTCACATATCTCAGCTACCAGACAAACCAACTAGACCGTCAGAGTGCCCGACCTGTGGTGGCACATCGTCTTTCTGCCCATATAAGAATGAGCAGCAGTATTAGGAGTCACATGCACATTTTCAGTATAAACATGGACTTAGAATATAGTCCACATGACATAGTTGAGCTAGACCCGACCTATTACAAGGTTGATCTGCTCACTTACGACAATGGCGCTAGGACATACAGAATCACATCTACTACTCTTAAGAACTTAGTAGATGCGATCGTTGCCTTGTGCTTCGGCAATCAACTAGAAGCCCTCGGTATGCTTCACAAGATCGAGGGTACTAAAGGAAAGTTATATGATACACCAAGTAAGGAGGAAAGCTCTAGTGCACATCACAATTGAGGGCAACGATCCTTATGCAAGCGTACTTAACTCATTCTTCTACCAGCAGTTTCCATACAGTTCAGCTAGAACAGCTGACGCTCAACTGGATGCTATTGCTAATGAGTTAATCGGCACCGGCCAGGTCAGATTTGGACCTAAGCCGAACCCAGAAAGCCTCGTCGCTATACGAGCCGTGATCAAACACTACATTGATCGTAACGAACCTATAGCAGTCTTAGTCCCATTTGGTGGAGTGAAAGCAAATTTTCACGAGCCAATAGACATCGCAGAACTTGCCACTCTGAAAACATTGGAGTGCTTGAATGATCGTGTCAAGATGTACTACGAACCTGGTCTGCAGATTCGCATACGTATTGAAGACACGAACGCTAAGTTCATGTTTCGCATCACTTCCAAATATCCAGTTGATGCACTAATTGACCAATACTCAGAAGAATTGAGTAAGTTGGTTAGGATCACTGGTATGTCTGACTTCATCACACCTGTTAAAGAGAGTGACATGTTAACTGCTAAGTATGGTGATGAAGAAGACTATTACATTCATGCAAAACGCTTCAGTGATGTATTATATAAGTACATGGAAGAGATGTACTTAAAAGGTGAAGAAAACATCTCAGTTGAAGCACGTGAATCACTTTTAGACATTGGTTGGAGAGGTACAATACCACGTGAACAGAGTGAATACTACCTTAAGCGATACGAAACACTTTACCCAAATGAGGGTAACAGATACTACATCGGCAGATTGGCTGAGTACTTTGGTGGCGCTTTGGTTCGCTATCACCTTGGGGCTAGAGGCGATATTGACGAATGGAGTAATAAGTTTATCGACCTTAAGTTCGTACCGCCAGTCCCTGGAGTACCTAAGGACATCGTTAATACTTCATTGTATTATCGCTCAATACCGATGAAGTATACTCGTGATCACGTGACACCTTGGCGTGGCAAGGGTTATCTTCGCATCAGTAACAATCAGGCTACTCCAGCTATTACGAGCTTTAGAGCTGATATGCAGTTTCAGAAAGCATTTGCTCTGTTAAGCAATGATACAGAGCGTGTAGCTTTGAGTACAGACTATGTGGTCTTAGACTAATATGTCAGAAGAAAAGAAAAAGGTGAAGCTGGTCGGTTCTAAACACTGGCCATACGTTAAGCAGTTAGATGAGGATAGCACTGTTTCATGTAAATGGTGTGGTCAAGAAACTAGCATGACTGGCACTAAGGAATGTGATAATTGCCACGAGTTACGCGTGCGCATTGTCAATAGTCCTGAGATTGCTAAAGCAATGCTAAGTGAGTTGAGCTAAACATGAAACTCTGTCGATCTACATTTGGATCCATATATACCATCGTGGAATCAACTGGAGATCGACAGAGATCACAGAGTATTCGCAAAAGAGGACTTTATTATGATTCAAACATTCGAGGTTAAACTCACAGTTCACGTTGATAATGACATTGATGGTGATGGCCCTGTACCACTCACTGAGAATGACGTACATAACATGATGAGTGAAGAACGTACCTATAACGACGATACTATCATTGGAATCTTAGTGAATGAGGTCGAAGAAGTTAAGCGAAAATAAATGTGTACAATCTGAAAAAGATGTGGTAATACTTTTTAAGATGTATCATTGTTAAGGATATATACAAATACAGGAGGTAAGAAAAATGTGTAACAAGTTTGGTTATTGCAAATGTCCAGAGCCTGATGTGTACCTGGACTACGATGAGGATCCTTTTGAGCCAGTGAAGGCTTGCATGAACTGCGATAAGCTAATCCAGCCAACTGGTCGTGAAGCAGTTAATACGATGACAGGTAGAGAACAACGGTATGCTATCGTCGAAACTACCGTAGCAATACGGTAGTAAGAGTGAGCTGACTACTCATTCTCTGATGATGACAAGTCTAGCAGACCCATCACATGATTATGTCAGGAGATTACTAGTAATGAGACTTGTTTCTAAAGATGATGCCGCCAAGCTGGCAGCAGATCCGAAAGCAGAAGGTATCAAGACGTATTACGTCGAGAAAGCTAAAGGTAACTCGATACCCAAGCACTTCATGGCTGAGGAGAATCCGGACAAGAAAGAGATCGAGATCGCAGGTAGCAAGGTCGTAGTCGGCCGTAACAAGGAACGCAGCGAATACGTCGCTTTTGTTCTTCCTGCAAAAGCAGAGGGTGAAGAGCCACAAGCGTATTACGTACGCGATCACAGTTTTCTCGACAATTCAACCGAATATGTCGAGTATGTTAAGCCTAAAGCAGAGCCCAAGCCCAAGAAGGAAAAGGCTGCAAAAGCTGAAGGTGACACGGCCGCAGCAGCGACTGGAGCACCTGAAGGCACTAACTTCAAGGGTGGAAAGAAAGGTGGCAAGGGTAAAGCCGCCGCAGCCACCGCTGATGCTGGTACAGCCGATGATCCCGGCGCTGAAGTCGCCTAAGACTAGTTCACAATACGATCGTAAGGGTATGCCAGTGAAAATTGGCATACCTTTTCTACTTTAAGGAGAATCACATGTTTAGCTTTGGTGATGTTGTTGTAGTTGAAGGCGAAGTAGAAGATGGCATAGTAATAGGAGAAGACAGAACTAATGTGCAGATCTGCTATTGCTATCAGAATGAAGACTCATTAACTTTTACGTATAGTATAAGATCTGTACCTAAAGATAAAGTTAAAGAGGCATAGTGCTTATTTTTCAAAGTATTCACAAAAATGAACCACTTATTTTACAGTCTATTTAACTTGTGATATAATAGATCTAGGTGAGAAAAGATAAACTTGAAACACAAGGAGTCACAATGGACAAAATCAGTGGAAATCACAAGTGTCGCAAATGTGGAGATCAATGTGATTGCGAAAGCTATGCTTACCCAGTTCGCAAGAATTGTCAATCTTGCTCAGCTTGTCAGTTCTCTAAAATAGCTGACATAGAGCGTGGTGAGGCTAGAGGTAAGATAGACCCTGTACTAAAAGAGATGGCTAAGGAGCCATATCTAGCTTAACAAAGATACAAAAGGAGTCACAAATGTATCACATTGGTAAGTGGAACGATATACTTTCGTCTAATGACGTAGAGAAAATCTGGTCAGAACTTCACCGAATAGTTTCTAAGCACAAATTAGCAAGACTCGATGCTAAACGCAATGGAGTCTACCAACAAGGTAAGTATGACTTCTATACTGATCTTACTCAGGAACTGTTTACTGTTCTTCTGGCCAAAGACCGGTTTAATTATTATCTAGCAAACGAGATGAGTGACGTTGAAGTCGAAATGGAGATCACTCAGATCGAGTTAACAAACATGCTAAATAAGCAAATCAGGTCAAGATTTCCAGAGTCATTTAGAATTAGCCGCCGGATCTCACAAATACTGAAAACATCAGATCGCTTCAAAAGATACGATACTACCAAGAACCTTAGACATGGTAGTAAAATGTACGGTCTCAAAGCTTGGGAAGAATACTATCCGAAGCAATTGGGTACTGTTACTGATGAGTATCTACACGAAGCAATATCTAGTGTCAGGTCAGTGAAACGTGATCTTAGGTATACTGGAGCTACTGGTGATACTCAAATCATTATCAGTAACAAGGAACTTGAAGCTTTGATAGCTAAGATCTTAGACACTGTTGATAATGCATTAAGCATTAAGCAGTTAAGAGCTGCTGTTCTTAGCAAGTTGCCAATTATGGACATTAGTATACTCCATATTAGTGACTATCGAAGCAAAGAGAACGAGGACGAAGAAGCTTTCGAGTTAGAAGATACTCGATTAAATCCTGAGCAGTTATACATTGAGAAAGACTTTGAGTCTACACTCAATGCCAAAGTTGATCTACTATTTGCCAATCTTAAAGAAAATGTAAGAAGTAAGATCGACAAAGAAAAGCTGATGTTGAATGTACTATGGTACACATACTTTGATGCGGCCAAACCAAATCAGTATGCAATATCAAAGCTCTTAAGAGTCTCTGATGCCACGATACATAATTATCGTAAAGTCATTGATCAAGAGTTACGTAGACTGAAACTAAACACAGTTGAGGAAGGCTTGAAGTTTCAACAAGTTCTTAGAACTAGGCTTGATAAAACACTAAGCATTCTTAACTCTTACAAAGTAATGGGAGAATAAGTATGATCAATAAGCTAGGTTTGGAGTACAAGATGGAGTTAGCTTCAACTCAGATCAATCATGTAGTTGAAGACTTACAAAATCATTACTCTAAAGACGATACTCAAACCAATGAGCAAACAGAGCACATTCAAGGACTGTGGGAGCGGATTCAAGATGACATGGCAAGCATCAGAGCTTACATAGTGAGTATATAGTATGGCCAAAAGAACGTACACAAGGGAAGAAAAAGAAGCAGCAAAGGAGTTCATTGAGTTACTTAGAAGTTTTTCGAACTACGATCTACAATGTGTATGTAATCATAAGGTTACAGACAAGACCAGAATGAATACTATAATTGAGATCGTAGTATCAGAGTATGGAGCTGACATAATGAATGCAGGAGTCATGCCAGCCAAAATGTATGCGGAGCATAAGTTAAACTTCTAGGTGTTAAGTAAAATCTGCTTGATATACAATAAGATTGCTGAGGTTCGGTGACTCCTACCTCAGCAAAGAGCGACGCAAGTTGCTCGGAAGGCGCTCGGAACACCTCGAGCGCCTTTCTTTGTTTGTTGATGATTTTCGTGTCCCAAGGTGATTACTCTGTGATCGCAGGATGCGTTGCGTCAAAGATCATACGATGAACCCATCGTGGAATTAATAAAGTTTTACAGAGTAATGACGGGTGATGACGGTTAAACCATTTAGAATCAATGATTTGTCAATTGTGATCATTTATGATAGACTTGGTCTTATCTTGCCACCAGAACTCTAAAGTATCAAGAACACCACGCTGATATTCTGTTAAAGTTGATTTAGCATCAATCTTGTCTTGTGTACTTAATTCTACAAGTTCTACTTTATCAAAGCAGTCAGCCTTGAAAGCTTGCATATAACCACAAGAAAAACATATACAAAGTTCATTGTGCTTAGGTACATCTGGATCCATACCGCTAGCCCCATAGATCTGTATGCCACAACGTAAGCACTTAATGTCATCACACCACTTCGCCATTATTAGCCTCCCTTTGCTGCTGATCCATCCATCTTAAAGTCTGACCATTTGGACATATACAGAAATCTGACCTTTCTACTTTTTCATCATAACGTCTAATTCTATATGTAACTTTGATTCTTCCACTATTACCACATAATGAACAAAGTCCATGTAGAGTATAGTGTTCAAGCCAATACTGTTCAACATAACGATTTATTTTTTTCATAGCCCATTTACGAAGTTGGAAAGCCATTTCTGACTTTCCACACTTTCGCCAATACATGTTAAATAAACTCATCTAGTGATAGATGTTGACTATACGTAGAACACCGTCTTTTTTGACTTCTACGTTAGGATGATCATGTCTAATCTTTCTTAGACTTTGTACGTAGAGACCTCTTGGTATATCAGGCCATGTATCCAGTTGCACAGGCTCACGAGGTACATGTAATTCAGTGAATCCATAGCCGATCACTTTCATTAGTCTCTTTAGCTTTGGTCCTTCTGGAGCATATATTGCTAAAGCTTGTGGCATGTCTTTCAAATCTGTAAGTACTGGTGCATACAGACGTTGTGCAGATAATTCACCTCGATGAATTACTTGAACTTCTTTCGATTTTTTAAGCTTTACTGGTTTACCCTTGCCCGCTAATCTGAAACTAAGCAGTTTCTCAATCAAGGGTTGGTATGGCTGTACCTTATACTCAAATATCTGTTGCATAGACTCTTCAGCTTTTTCGAAACCAAAGTGTCTGAGACAGAAGAGTAAGGCTTGGAAACCATCACGGCTATCCTTAATTTTAGCGATTTGCTTTAGAAAGTCATGATTAAGATCTGCTGGCTCATCTCTAATGATTGACTCAATAAAGTTGATAGTATCGCCAGTAAAATCAAATGACTCAGAGAGTGTGAGCAAGAAATCTTCAAGCTCGTTAGAAGACTTTAACACTATACTAATTCTTTCAAATTTGTTAGTGTTCTTGACAAGGTTTGCTATGTCAGCTATTTCTAGTTTTGGCATTCATGTGGACTCCTTAAGTTTTTGGTGGATTGATAGCTCTACTTAGGTAGAAATCACCTTTCTTGATTGTGAATGCTTTATTAAGTATAGTAGGTACAAACTTGTTTGTAAGTTTAATGTAAGCTATGCTTTTTGTCTTTTGTAAAAAAACACACTTAACATATCCAGGCATTCCAATAGCAACCCATTTAAGCTTTATGTCATCAGCGTTTCTCATTGTAAGAAACGTGTCATCTGTATATTCAAGCTTAACTAGATCTTCATTGCTAAGGACTTTTTCTCGCTTAGCATCAACTACACTTAACACAGCCATCATAAGGTTATTTACCTATGTATATAGATCCTCAATACGTGACTATGTTAAATTAACTAGCCATCCGAGGCTCAGGATTTGACTCTTTAAGGTGATCTATCAAAGCTGAAGCAGCACGTCTGCTAAGTTCAGTAACCTGACAATTCATCACATTACTACACTCATCGTCAGCATCTACTCCAATTTCACGAGACAAAGCACGTATCATGCCTAACTGCTTTGTGGTAATCATATCAGCTAGGGTTTTAGCTATCGGGTCAGTTGGAAACTGGACAGATGTATTAGGTCTCATGGCCGAAACATTTGACCCGGTATTTGTTTGTGCTGGAGGCGGCTCATTGAGTAATTCTGAAATATACTTTTGAGCGGCATTCAAAGCACCTTGTATTTGAATTAACTTTTCTCGATTTGTCATAATAGTTAAGGGAGAGACGAACCTAGCCTTGTCCGCCTCTCCCGTCTTTTGTTGCAATGGGTGGGATCGAACCACCAACTCCAAGCTTATCAGGCTTGTGCTCTACCATTGAGCTACGTTGCTTGTTATGGTCTTCAAGCTTAACGGCAATAAAGCTTGCTTTTTAGATCTGAGTACCATCGCTCTGACCGCTGAGCTATACCCCGATAAAAATTGGCCGGGGTAGTGAGATTCGAACTCACGACAATGGTTAATCTTAGCAAGCGCTAGAGATAAGCTATCGACCGTGTTGTCAATTTCTTGGAATAACTTAAGATTGAATCGCTCTTACACCATGTTTGCCAATTACATCACCCAGCTCCACTTTTAATTATAGCTGGGGTAGGACTCGAACCTACATAAAGTGCAAAGAACTAATAAACTTAAGACTAAGATTAAACTTGTCCAAGATGAGCCTAACGGCTCAGCTGGAAGTAGATGACTCTACTCCCAATCAACTGTTAGGCAAAAATGTAAGAAAGAAGTTGACCAACAGGCATGTTTGTTACTTCAATGCCGTTAGCCTCTTCTCTAGCTACCTTAACTGCATCCATCATGTCTTGTATATTGTCAAGAATCTGCTTCTTTCTTTTACGAGTAATGGCGGCAGATTGCTTAACAGTATCCCAATGGCCGACTGTTCTGTCAAGAGTGATCAGCTCAGTCTGTGCTGGATGCTGCGGAGTAGCTTCATACTTGACAAGAACCTCAGGAACTTTCATTGTCTTCTGAGTCCTGATGGATTCAGTTTTGTAAAGATCGCTAGCTTCGTCTGTGTTCCACTCAAGAGAGTCATCCAACACTGGCATCTTAGATACGAAAGTGTTAAGATCTTGAAGCTCTTTCTCAAGAAAAAGAAGCGTACTAACAGGAACATCTGCAAGGATGATCTGCCCACGAACAGTGATGTTACCAAGAGCGTGTGTGTTGGCTGCATCTTTGGTAGCTACAATGTTGATGTACTCTTCTTTAAGTTTAGAAACTTCTTCAAGTACCTCATCAGCCCTAAGTTGTACTTTCTGAAATTCATCAGGAAAAGTCTCACCTTTCTCGTCCTTAGGGGTATATTTCTTAGTAAAGCCATAGTACATCTCTGGCTTCTGAGCTTGTTTATGTAATTCAGTGATTCTGGTGTAGATTCTTTGCTTAATGCCTTTTTCTACAGCAATCACCTGATTCAGTTTCATACTTAATCTCCTTAGTCTTCCATCCACTTACCGGGAAAATATTCCGGCCATTCGTCAATACCTGGCAGATCATCTATATCCTTAATAGGGCTACCAGTTAAAGTTTCTTCTACTTCTTTTTCAACTATGTCTGGTTCTTCTATACTAGGAGTCAATGTAACAGTATCACCTTGATGCATGACAAATTCAGCTTCTAGAAAAGCTAGTTCTTTGTCATCATTATCTACTATAGAAACTTTTTGAATAAATTCAGTATTATATGGCTGTAAGACTATTGGCTTACCTAAAATATCAACCTTTATTTCAGCTTGTCCTTCAAGACTAAATCTAAGCCAACATGTATATTTAGCACTAGCTTGATTACCATGTCGATCTACTAATACAGCATCACACTGAATATCATTGTGATGTCCAGTACCTAGTATAACTACGTACTTTACTATGTTTATGCCTATTACGTTGATTTTCACGGAGTAAAGAATTTAGTAAGGAACTTCTTGCCTTTTTCTTCAGGCATCAGTTTAAGTACTGCATCAAACTTCGCTTCGCCTTCCAAGTTGGTGTCAATTATGAACTCGTTCACGTTAGCTCTCGTTTCAGCATCGAGTTCCAGCTCAATAAATGCATGACACCGAAAAATACATAAAAGAGCAACACGTTCGAGATCCTGCTCGTGTCGTTTCTTGTAAGAATGACTCCTGGAGAGAGCAGATAAAGTGCCACAAAGCTGGCAATAATCGATGCCACGTCTTTCGAATTCCGCTTTACTATTCTTATCAGCTTTCGCATTTAGCTTGCCTTTAGCACCGATTTTTTTCATAGACTTAGACGATCGCTTCATAGGCGACCTTTTTAAGCCGTTACCACCTTCGGCCGGCGGTCTTCTTTTCCAAGGTGTTCTTTTCACCAGAAGAGCAAATGGGCTCGGGAATCTAGTCGACTTATAAACTAATAGTAGCTCGAGACCAACTGCATCAAGGTGAAAGTTAACGAAAGCCTTGAAGTTACCGTCTGTTGCCAAGCGTTATGCGCTAGATTCCCAAGATGTATTAGTTGGTAGACTTGAGCTTGCCGGGTCCTTCGATCTTTTCCTTGCGCTCGGCGCTCTCACCCTTGCTGATTCCCATAAGCAAGACTTTCCCTCCGCCACACAGGTCTCCACTTGGTAGTGGTCTTTCTCCGGACCTTTGTACCAACTAAAATTGAAGGCTAGGTAAGCGAGCCCACACTAGCTTACCTAGCCGCTGACTAAACGGCTCCCATTCCATTTAGTCAACAGTTGGCGTTAGCACTCGGCAAGCTCATCGATTGAAGCCCGTTCCGCCTAGTGGAACATCGTCTGCCCGAGCTCGCATACTGTGCTAACATATTTCAAAGAACTTTATGCTGGAGAGTAGATTTGCGGGTCTTGTTTACCTTTCCTTGAAAGAGCCAGGTAAACCTCTCCAGCTATTATATAGATCCTCAATAAGTAACGATGTTAAAATCACTTACCTTTATAAAGTTGAGAGGTTACAGAGAGTGGTTGAACTGGATTTCCAAAAGTCCAGAGATATATGTAGATAGACTTAGTCTCTTTGATTCTTTCTAAGTCTTCTTCAGTGACTTCCCATCTAGTTAAAATTACTCCATTGCCACAATCAACTGCTGGCAAGGTCTCGTATTCGTCTTGATCCTTAGCTATTAGTAGCTCAGGAAGTTCTTGGTCTTGTATAACAGGGCTAACTGCTTTCATCTTGTTCTCCTCTTACTTTGATCGGACTATATTTGTTAAGATACTGTTTAAGTATCCTGATTGCTGCTCGAGCTTCTTCTTCAGAGCTGAAGTTTCTTGATCGACAAAGCTCGTCTTCGTTACGTTCAAAGCTCCAATAATACGGCTCAAACTCATTTGCTTTGTCGTAATTGATGTAGAAAATATTTGCCATTGTACTGCTATATGTTCTAGCTCTGAATAACTATATGGAGTTGTCCGAGCCAGTTCCTGTATCTTCTGTTTCTGTTCTTGAGTTAGCATTTGGATCTATCTTTGCTTCGTTAACCCACTTTTCACCTAACTCCTTGATCTTACCAAGGTCACGAGTCTTAGCCACTTCAAGAACTTTCTTGAATCTATGAGGTAAGCGACAAGCTAAACAACCTAGTTCAGTTATTCTTGTTACATCACCTTCAAGCTTGTTCCATACAGTCTGAGTTGCTGTAGCTCCTTGAAACATAGCAGCATTAGCTATGACAGTGAGTGCACCCCAAGGATCAGTCTTCGTGAACTTAGCAGTATGTACAAGTTCGTAATAGTGTTTGTAGCAAAGATCAGGGACTCTAATTACTGGACGTTCTTCTTCACTCATCTTCCTGCTTGAAACTCCTTGTCATGGAATTTTTGCCAGTATTCAGCTGGCTGAAACACTTCAAACTTTTCATACTTATCGTACGAGTCTTGGACCTTATTTTGTGGCATAGACCAATGACTTACGTCTGTACCATTCTTGTAGAAAACTACATATACAACAGGTATAGCAGATTTCATTCTAGCTATCTCAATGTTACGTTGAGCGACAGCCACCCGATCTACTTTGATTGGTGCTATGTCAAACAATGCTGGTTGATTAGAAAATCCTTTTTTCATGTGACCAATACCACTTAAATCCTTTTGAAGTAAGAACTTCACCTATCTTATTAACTGGAGTATTGCGTAAGACTTTCTTCAAATACGGTGGCATACTGAATACATGCCATTTGTCATTGACTTTATGAAACATTATGCCACCACAGAACTGTCCGCCTTTAACATGTAATAACTTAGTAAATGGGATGCCTTGTTCCTGGTCCATGTACTAATGTTTCCATATACTTGAAATGATTAGTCTGCCGCAATACTCTGTGTTCGCCTTCAAAGATCAGTGCTTCTGTCTCTCGAAGAGCGGTCTCAGGTATTTCTATTATATCCTCATTAGGTAAATATCTTCCGGCCACGCAAATGTCAAACTGATTTGGAGTAGAGTCATGATCATACTCACTACCATCATAACATTGACAGTTTGGCTGGCCCCAACAAAAGTTACAGTTACCTTTAACAGAGAAGCTGTATCTGTCACAATAAGTTGTACCTTGTACAAGTCTTATTTTATAGGAATTGTGGCCGCTATACCCTTCATAGCCTTTTGCTGTAGATTTTTCAAACAGTACATCTAGTTGCGAATCTACAATCGGAGCTAGATCACGTGGAATATCCTTAGCGCTATATATAGTAGCACCCTTAGGTGTTATCACAAAAGTTGTGGGAACGCTGTCGCCCCCACACTGATAGAAAAACACCAGCACAATTAGTACTAGCTGTTTCATTTTACTAATCCTATACTGATCTCTGCATTCCATTGACGTTGACCAACAAATGTAGTTGTGTAAACGTCACCACGTATTCGTAATCTAGTACGACCTTTACCTATATCAGTACCAGCAAAAGCACCGAAAGCTTCACTAGATTCTGGTTTACAGAAATTATATCCACCACCTGAATCAAGACATACAGTTGTCTGCTTAAAATTATCTTTAGCAAATCCAGCTGTACCTCCTACAAACGGCTTGATCCTTTCATTACCATTAGCTTGTGCTCGTAACACAAAACTACCACGTGATCTAGCTATTAGATCGTCTTGTCGCTTAGTAAAATTCAAACCTAGTTCGACTCCTACTGAAACATTTCCACGACGATCTTTCTTACCAATGCTGTGGTGGTATCCAAAACGGCCACCAAGTGCATCAGTACCTTCATCAAACTTGAGATTGGAAGCTGGATCTTCGATGTTTAAGTTACTCTTTGAGTAGACTAGCTCAAACGAAACTTCTTCGTCATCATATTTACCAGTCTGAGCCATCGTGATCGGTGGAATAAGCAGCAAAGCTATTGCTACAAACATTAACCATTTCTTAATCATTAGTATACTCCTAAAGTGTAGTAAAATCCCGTAGGATTAATGCTTGGGCGTATTTGTGATCCCCTTCTTCCTGGTCAGGAATCACTGCTACTCCACCAAGGCATGAATAACCATCAGTAACATACTGGTTGACCACCTCTATTAGATCTTGATAGTCACCTACAACAACTCTATACTTCTGCTTCGATTCAGTTTCTTGGCTCATATACTCTTGGGTTCCTTTTTTTGTTTAGCTGTTTCTGTGCTGCTTTTCTAGCCTTAAAGAGTTGGCTCTTGCACGTGCCATCAGACACGCCAATTAATTCACCAACTTCTCTGTGTTCGAATCCAAAGTAATCGTGAAGTATCAGAGTATTCCTGTATCCACGTGGGAGATTACCTACTGCTTCTTTCAATGCTAAAGACTGGAATGGATCGATAAAGGTTATGCCCCCGATCTTCTCGTCAGGGATTGCTCTTTCAGCATTTTCGTCGATTGATATTGTATCTAGTCTCTTCTTTAACAACCTGAAGTGCATCAATACCGTGTTAGATGTAACTCTAAAAATCCACGTACTCAACCTTGATTGACCCTTATAATTGTGAAGCTTTTTATGTATTTGAAGCAAAGAATCTTGACAAAGATCTTCAGCAACATCAACATTTCTTGTCATCTTAAGACAGGTAGCGTAGACAGTATTACGATACCTGTCATAGAATTCTTGATAGTCAGTCACACCATTGATAATGTCTTGTGCAAACTGAAAATCAGATGAGTGGCTTAGACTTTGCATTGTCAATTATCTCCGTAATTATAGATGGTTTGTTGTTGTAAATTATATAGACTTCACAATCATAAATGGCTTCAAACAACTTCTTCTTTAATATGTATCCTGATGGTGAAGTCGCTACACTTTTATAATCAGCGTAAATTGTCCTGTCTTGATAGTTAAACGTATAGTCCATCTCTAGACTACAGATTTTCTTATCGTTGACTATCAACGGATAGCGAGTTCCACTTTCAACATTGGCTATATACCCATCATTCTCTAACGTAAAAAGGACATGCAAATAGTCGTGCTCACCCGTACTGTGTATCCATTTTTGGAGTGTATTGCAGTAGACCTTTTTGTTACCATATTTATCTTTCCTTGTCTTATTTGATGAAGACTCTGTGATCTCTGTCGATCCCTGTCTATCAGGCCTTAAGGCTAATATGGATCTC